AAGGACAGGGCGCGGGAGGCTGTGGTGAATGCGCTACGCTCATCAAACTCATTTGATTATTCTTTTGATGCAAGTCGTGCATCAAGCGCATATTGGGATCATACTTGCTTCATTTGCCCAAGTCAGGCCATCGCCGCTGCGCTCGCCTTCGCCAATCAGGAACTAGAGCGCATAGCCACGCTAATCGATAACTACGAACCCATAGCGGCGGACGGCTCGGAATGTGACGCCGAAAACTTCGCCGCTGAACGCATAGCCCAGCGCATCCGCGCAATGATGGAGGAATGATATGAGTATCGATTGGTCGAAGCCGCTCGAATGTTACCATGAGGATGGACGGGTTGAACCTGTAATCAGAGAAGAAAGCCCTACCGCCGAAAAATGGATCGTAACGGACCACAGCCGTCCGCACATCCCTACCGTGTGGAACAATGACGGGACGCCTTGGATGAAAAAGGACGACGGCTGGACCATTCGCAATGTCCAGCCCGACACTTCAGACCTCACAGCAAGGATGGAGAAGTTGGTACGAGAGATGGCTGGGAGTGGTGCTGGCTTTATTGCGGACTATCGCACCACAGAGGAGGCCCGCGCCATAGTCGCTCTGTTGCCTCCGGTGGTGGATGCCGACTTGGTGGAGGCGCGGAAGCTATGTGCTAAACTTTATAATCCCCAGTGGGCCGCAGAAGAATGGCCTTTGTTGGAAAATGAATTTTTGCGCGCCATAGCTAAGGCTATCAAGCATGGCCGCGCCTTGGAGCGGGGAGAATAACCGTTGACATAATCACCGCATGGCTTATCGTTGGGATAGTGATTCGGAAATTGGAGGATGGGATGACATACACCGTAGAACTAGTCCAACACTGCAACGGTCAATTTGCCGGTTGGCAGTCGTTTGATGGCTTTACCGATAAGCGCACCGCTTGGGAGTTTATCAAGTCGCACGGCTATACCGCCGCCGACAAGGATGAGGAGTGGATGGTTCATGTCATACGAAATTGATCCCGACCTTGGAAGCATTGAGCGCGGTCACATTTGCAAGCACGGGGTTAGGTGGCCTCATGCTTGCCAACCATGTGATGATGCCGCTTGGGATGCCCACACCGCCGATGAGGGAACAAACAAATCAATAACCATCAAACTTACACCCTATCAAGCTCGCGTGCTTTGGGGCGTTGTTGATGGCGCTATTGACGCTGGCGCATGCGCGGATGGTCTTACTAGACGCGAAAGCAATGCGCTTAACTCAGTGACAGACAAACTTCTTAAGCAGCACGCTAAGTGGAAAGGAGTTAAGGCATGACCATCCACTACACCACGTCACGCGGCTCAGCGCGAGACAGTCGCCTTCGTTTCAAGTTGGAGAAGCGGGATGACCACTAAACCCAGCCAAGCGGCGAGGGATGCGGCAATTGCGTATTTGCAGAAGGTAACGCCGCACAAAGATTCAGACATGATAAGATTGCTGGTTCGTGGGGTTATAGGCGACTGGAATAATACTATCGAAACCTTCGCCCAATTCGAACGCGAATGTTACGAGCGGGCGGCTTTGGCGGCGATGGGTGTTAATCTTTCCGGGTTTAACATTGGCGATGCACAAAACTACATCGCCCGCGTCATCCGTCAATTGAAGGAGTCTAGAGATGAATAATGACTGGATAGACCCCGACGATGCTCCACATCTAGACGCGGCTTGGTTTACCAAGGCTGAAATAAAGCGCGGAGATGAAGTGCTTAGGGATAAAGATGGCTGGATTCCGTGGAGTGACGGACACCCAAATGGCCCGCAAAGCAGAGAGCGGATAAGCCATATTCGATTTAGGAATGGGGAAGAATGGCCAAACAATGGATATTTTGATTGGACGCATTACGACGCCCCCGGCGACATCATCGCCTATCGGCTGGCTGAAAGCCCTTCCAAATGAAAATCATCATCAACTGCGATGACGGCTTAGAAGTGTACGCCATGAGCCTCATTATCAATAATGCCAAAATGTTCAACCGCCCCAACAGCAAGAATGGTTGGGGCTGGCACTTTGGTTCGAAGCCCGCTTTCTTTCTTCGCCAGATTAAGGGCGGGATTTCAGCGACGCAATTGAAGGAGGATTGAGATGACCAACCTAACCGAAACCGTGGCGCGGGCGCTCATGTTGGCGCGAAACGAACCGGGATGCGCTGTGAAAGATTGGCAGCGCGAGGCTCTGGACAATCCACATGTGGAAGAAGCGCTAAGGCAGGCCCAAGCCGCCATAGAAGCCGCAGGCGTGACCGATCTGGTAAACGCCTTGGCCGACATGGTGTTGTTCGCCGCAGCGGACGGATGGCGTTCATCGGATGAGCCGGAACAGGCTCGCGCCTATGCTACAGCCCGCGCCCTTCTGGACAAATATGGAGATGTGGGGTGAGTGAAGTTACCTATTTCGATAAGCCGCCTCATGATGATCCAGCCTTTGTCGCGGCGTGGTGCAAGATGGAAGATGACGGCTACATATATAGCGAAAGCAATGTGGCCAAGGTTCACTTGGGCTGGCTGTTGGCACACCGGTATATGCTATCCGATCTAGCGCAAGAGGCCCGCTTCCTTCTAGAGCGACTGAATGACTTCGCGCAGGAACATACCGAGGGATATCGCGAGTGGAACGGCCATGTGGTGCCCAGCATATCTAGGCTGGATTCGATCTTGAAGGAGATTGAGTGTGAGTGATTTGATAAAGCGGCTAAGATACCGCGAAGAGCATGGCCTGTTCAAAGCGGTAGAGGACGGTATGAACGCCACATCAGGCCAAGCAGCTACCCGCATCGAAGCCTTGGAAGAGGCGTTGCGGGCCGTGGTGGATGCGTCGCTGCCTGACTGGTTCATGGCGCAGGCAACTGCCCGAGAAGCGCTTGGGAGGGAGTGATGGGCGTGGATGATATGTATTGCTGCGAATGGTGCGGAGACGAATATCTGCACGAGGAAATGGCAACATTAGGATTGTGCATTGAATGCTATGATGTTGCGGATGAGGTTTCCGAGGATGCTTTGCTTCCGATGCCAGAGGCTGGCAATGCACCAAACCGTTGACAACCGCATTGACAACCCAGAGCGAATCGGGCATACCGTTGTTATCGGACGGAATGGAGTGAATGAGATGAAGACGCCAACCACCAAGCAGATTGTCGCAGAAATCCTTAAGTCAGGCCAACCCGCGCGACTTGCTATTCGCAAGAGTGTCTTTGGCATCTGCATTGAGAACGAAGATGGGATGCCCCTTGGTGGTGCGTTTGTTGACTATGAAGCGGCCCATGCTGCACATAGCAAGGCATGGACTAAGGCATGGGGCAGCGTCCCAGCCTAACCCGCCCCACCCCAATGGAGTGAAGAGAGATGGAGCGTCTTAGCGTATGCCAATGCGGCAGATGGCCAAGGGTGATAAGCCTGTTCCCAACATATCCATACGGGGTTACATTCATAAAATGCGAATGCGGCAGGACCACCGGTCGAGGCAATATGACTTTCGCCTTAAAGGAATGGAACGCACAATCCACACGTTGACAACCCATCCCATCCCGCCTAATAATAGGGCATCGGAAGCGAATCGGAGTGAGTGGGATGACTTATTCCTTGATGATATTCAATCTCTTTGGATCGGCACCTAATTCAATAAGTTTTTCATTATAGGCAATTGCGGCCAGTTTTTCTGTTTTGAATTTCCCCAAGACATAACGCTTTGCTTTATAATTCAAGTATGCAAGCCAAGCGTTATTCACAAGGCATACACCCCTATATTCTGATGTCTTTTGACCTTTTTCATGCCTATCTTTTTGTGTCTTACTGATTTTTTCCCGAACATCATCAGGCATAACATATCCCTTTGGGAATCCCCTGAAATTTACATTTTGCTCGTATCTTTCTTTTGCTATTCTCCTACAGGTTTCAATTCTTTCTGGCGAAAGCTTAACCCCGGTAAGGGTTTTTGATATTTTGTCTTTTCTTTCCTGACTGTGCGGTCTTCCAGACAATGTTTTACGAATCTTCTCCTTAGATTCATCCGACATCTTCCAAGAAGAAAGAAAGTCTAGTCGATTTTTTAGCCCCTGTTCTGAAAATTTCCCGCAATCAGCAATCTTGCTGGAATTGTAAAGTCCATTGCAAACAAGCCAATGATTATCGAACCAGAATTGCTCGATCAAAAATAACTTTTCATTGTCGCAAAATTGAATAATTTCAAATCTTAACTGACCATCATATTTAACCCAAGCCCTTTGCAGCGCTTGGCAATGATGGTTTCCAAGTTGCAAAGTCCTAATATGGTTCTTTCTTCGACTATTGATATTGCAGCTTGAGCCAATGTAGGCCCTGCCTGATGGTGAAATTATCCAATATATTCCAGAAATTTTATTCTTCATGGGGAATTTATAACGTACAGAAAATGATCGGTCAACCATCTTGCTAGGTAGTAAATCTATTGCCACCCGCCCAGCGTGTATGAGGAGCCAAGGTCGATGGCGTAGGCCATAACAACCGCGTCCGCTAGATTGTGCGACGGGATACCGCGTGCCTTCAATGACTTCTTCGATTCCACCTTCATGCGACCATTGACCGATTCCCGCCTAGGTGCGCTCAATTCCGCCATCAGCTTATCAGCCAGATGCAGCCCCTTGGGAATGGAAATCAACTGGTCGGCATCATAGGGCAATCCATTGCGCGCCTGCCATGTGTTACGGAACCTGTCCGCCAGCGTACCCCATCCTTGCGCCTTGAGATTGGCAAACATATCGCCATGCGTCTTGCCCGGTTGATATTCCCTATCAGCATGTACCGGGCTTTCGGATGCTGTCCAGCCCTTAAACGCAATCGCTTTAGGGTTCTTCGCTTCCTTATGAAGCCGTGCCATTTCACCCGGCACCGACGCGCCCACGCCAATGTCATCGATATTGAGCGTATCTACACCCTCACGCGCCACAACCTCATAGCCATGCGCCGATGCCGCATTAGGGTTTTCGTCCTGCCATTCGTCTAGGCCCGCCAGAATGCATCCGTAGCGCCAAGCCAGCGCATTAGGGTCATTTGCCTTAGGCGCGGCTATATCGCCCTCCACGCCACCGGAAACGTCCATTCCGCCTATCTTGCCGCCTCCTAGTGGGAAATTAGGTATATCCATATGTGCATCGACTGACGCCTCAATCCACATTGGCTTGATGATGGACAAGGCGCTATCGGATACGGGCTGACCCAAATAGACATGCCGGTATAATTCCGGGTCCGTCTTTTTCATCAATTCCGCGTCGTCCGCCAATTCCTTGGGGAAGAACGGATTGTCTGTGTAATTGACCTTCAAAGTGACGCAATACGCCTTGCCGTCATGGATGGCGGGATAAATGGGATTGGTTACAAAGGACTGATAAATGAAATCGAGCGGCGATGCTGGGTTGAAGCAAACGTAAATCTCACTGCCCGCCTTGCGCATGGTCGGCACCAGCGCGTTCCAGCTATCCTTTGTGATGCTTTCGCCCTCGTCAATAAACGCGGCATCCATTCCAGCAATCGCTTTTAGCTTCTGCCCTTGGAGGCGTTTTGATGAAGCCTTGATACCGGTAAATCTAAACATGCCGCCAGTTGATGGGCATGTAATTTCTGTCTTTGTAACATTAAAAATATGATTGAGATTGCGCCTCTCAATTTCCTCCGCAATTTCAGCGTGACTACTATCAGCAATACTTTCCATAAGTTCGCGAAGGCACATTACTCTCCAGCCATAATACATGACATTGTTTACTAATATCGTAATTACGCTGCGTGTTTTTGCCGATCCTCGCCCCCCATACGCAACCTTAAATCTCGCTGGCTGCAAAAATTGGGAGAATACACTTGGTATTTCGCAATCAATTAGAGGTTGATCCGAATAAACATCTTCAAGCATACGACCATCCATATCCGTATGCTTTATTTTGCCTACCCTTGCATGTAGCTGTTATTCCGGTTGGATCAGCCTTGAGATGCCCCATATCGCGCATAGCTTGCGCGGCCTCCTTCACGGAGGGGAACGTCACCATATCTGACCGAATAACCGTTTTAGCGCCAATGCCTTTTTTAGCTGCGGACAAATTAGCCCTATGCTCGTCGGAAAATTTCTTCCCATACCAAGGAGCGTTTTCACCTTTCAAGGCATCGGATAGCTTTTTCTTGGTTTCCTCTGATAGCTTTTTACCCTTTTGCCTTTCAGACATTGCCCTAACCTCGTGCTCCGGTCTCTTTCGACCCTTAAATCGCGCAGAAACATTAGCACCAAATCCATCAGGCTTCTTCTTGCCTTTGTTGCTCTCAGATATCTTGGCGCGGGTTTCATCACTAACCGGCATTCCGGCGTTTGCAGGGGGCTTGCCAAGCCTTGTCAGTCTAATGGCTTCACGATGTTCATCGGTAAAGGCAGCGCTAACCTTGCGGCCAATATCGGCGCGTTGCTCATCGCTAAAACGATAACCACTTAC